AGTCAGCTTTCAGAGCTTTCGACTCCAGCGCTATCCTCGACTTGCCAGTTGGTTCGTAATCTTCTTTGCGGTTTACCGTTTTAGTATCTGCGGAACGAGCTCGGTCAAGCAATCTATCATGCTTCTGCTTGTCTTGTTCTTTTTCTCTGCGGATTCTTTCTTTGGCTACTGATGTTGCTTCGCCTTCGCCAAACATCTGTTTGTACGATTTTGTGGATCGATTAGACTCAGTCCGAATTTCTGATTGCTTTTTAAATTGAAATTCTCTTGCTAACTCTGTTGCTTTAGCAATATTAGTAGCCTTTGTCGACTGTTCTACTATTTCTTTTTCTTGAGGTATATTTTTGTCTTCGAAGAACACGTCTACTGATTGAAGAATATTTTCAATACTCTCGTTTCTACTCGATCTTGCTTGTCGAATTCTTTCGATCTCGCCTTTACGAATCATAGGCATGAGGCGTTTTGAAAGCCTATCAATGAGACCAGCCTTCGTTGCTATTAGCTTATCAACAGTAATTTTTTGCGAAGCTGGCAAGGATGCGTAGTTCTCACCTTTCTTACCAGCAAACTTCTTTCTTAGAATATTCCTAGCGGCCTTCTTAGATCTCTTTTCAAGAGCTTCTTTTGGAGCCATTCTAAATTTCTTAATCTTACGCAGGCGTTGCATTCTAGGAGCAAGACGTTTCATTGTCCTGCCTCTTTTCAATCTTTGCTGAAGAGTCATTGGAGCTCTTTCGTCGAGATGCTCTTCTTCTAACTCTTCTTCAAGGTCTTCTTCTTCGAGCTCATCAACAGCTTTCTGAAGCTCGTCCTTAGTAATGTCTGCAGCGTCAAGATCTGCTTTCTTCTTGTTCTTCTCTAAGAACAGCTCAATCTCTTCTACTAGCATGCCTTTTCTTAGCATGTTATACATTTTCTTGGCTTGGGTACTCGACATTTTCGAAGGAACACCCTTCATGAATGCGTCCATATCTCCATCAGATACTGCCTTTCTCATCTTAGAGGCAGACATGCCCTCCACACCTTCAGCATCTGGGTCACGTTCACCAGCACTGACGACTTTTACTTTGTCGAATGTGTAGTCCTTTCCGTTGTACTTGTTGAGGAGTGTGTTATATTCTGATACACGGTCAGAGCCAGCAACAATAACAACCTCATTGAAGCCAGCTTTCTGAAGCTCAACCATGAGCTGAATAATTGTTCTGGATGCTGACACCTTGACAATGCTGCCGAAGGCTTTGGTCGCAAAGCATATCTTGTCTCGATATGAGAGGGGATCTTTGGTGGCGTTCTGAGTGTGGGTTAGATACACACGAGGTTCACCGCGCTCTCTTTTAGCTACGGTTATAACTTTCTGTACTAGTTTTTCATGTCCTACTGTTGGAGGATTGAATCTCCCCCAGCTGATTACAGCCTTCTTCATTGCGTGTTTTCCTCAGACTTAACGCTAACAATATAATTTTGTTGTTATGTATTGTCGCAGTCGTCATCTGTAGTAGATTGTGTGAGATCCACTTCATCAACTTCATATATAAAGTTGCTAGCCTCGCGTATGCGATACTTCCCCTGCGTTTTTGCTTGTTCGGCAATATATTGGGCATATGCAGTAATAATTGAATCGGACATTACTTATCCTCATAATGCTGTTGTATATTCTATTTATAATAACTTACTTCTGCCATCCTTTAATTACTTCAGGAGAGAAGTTTGCATAGGAGAACTCTAGCCTATCTACTATCTTAACTGCGTTACCAATCCTATCTATACTGACGTATCCTTCTTGATTAGTGGTCTCAAATCCTTTCTTTGTTCTCAAGAAGGTACCAAGTGACGAGGCTCTGTTCAGCTTAGCAATAATAGAGGCTTTGGCCTGAATTATTACGTTCATGAGAGTAAATATGTTTGTAAGCTCGGCAGTGTTCTGAAAAACTTTTTTGAGAACCTCATCACGTTTCGCTGTCCATGCTTCTTTTGTCTTTTCTGTTTTCTTCTTGTCTATCTCTTTCTGATACCAATCAGTTATATAATCATATAGCCCTCTGACATGGGCTTTGGGATTGGGAAATGGCTCGTTCGCTCTGACAAAGGTATTGTTATATGTTTTTATCTTTTGTTTCAATTCCTCATCATCGCGGATAGTATTCAAAGCCTCGCCGGATATAGTTTGGAAGATTTTACCAGCTTGCGATAGCAGCTCGGTAACTTGATTGGTTTCTTCCTTGGTAAACGTAGCGTTACCAGATACATCACGATATGTGGCATCGTCCATCCAAACCGATTTTGGTGACTTCATCTTCTTGACGATATCTTTGCCAAACGAGGCACTCATCTTCTGAAGTGTGGATCCGGTGTACGTGGTGTGCCAAACGATTCCAATGCTAGCACTCCTGATCTGTCTGCCTAGTGCACTGTTAACTGGTACCACATATACTATGGTGTTGGGTTGGAACGTATAATACTTGTTACCTTGGATTGTTTTGACTTTAATATCACCTCGAGTGAACATAAGATCACCCTGGTACATTCCTTTAGTAATACCAAGTTTCGAAAACTCTCGCAGCGCTACTTTGAACTTAGCTGCAAGGTCTCCGGAAAGACTATCATTAATTTCTTTCTCTGTTTTGAACAGCTGAGGATTGACGTTGAAGACGCCTTTCTTAGCTACGAAGAACTTTCCATCAGATGGATCAACACCAGCAAAGATCGCTGGAGCTCCGTCCCACTTGACTGTTACGTTCACAGCTTTATCGCTCGCACCAGCCAGCATATCTCTAAGAGACCGCAATGAGTTTATAGCAGAGCGCGCACCATCAACCCCATCATTGAAGATCATGTCTTCTATATGCTCCATGTGAGCATTTTTTTGTTCTGTTAGGAATGAGGAAAATTTCATATATCTAGTGTCGTGCCTCTTCTCAATGCATATGGTGCTACCATGTATCTAGCATAACCAACGCCAAAGTTATTTCTATCGCCTTTCCTAACAAATAACATACATCTATAGTCTGAGGTAGGAAGTGTGCCAGAGAACATATCGTGCGATGATTTTAAGACATATGTTTGTCCAGACTTCTGCAGATTCATTATCCCTTGACATAGCATATTGACATGCTGACGGCCGTTTGGTTTCATGAAGTCAATTCCATACACGGCGGCCTTCTTTACCTTGTCGTCCTTCAAAGGTCTCATAAAAGACTGGCTAGGTTGAAACTGACCCTTTGTGAGTGCTTTAGTGTCTTCAATGAACTTCGTTATTTCGGGATGGTTGGGGAACAGTTTGTCTAGCTCTGTTAGTCCCCCATATTGTTGATAGGCTTTGGCAGTTGTACCATCTTTATGGGATATCCAAGCCACCTCCTTACCAGACGCATCTACGAAATGAAAGTCTGATTTTGGAGTGCCTGGTGTAGAGATAACATCATATACCTCTACTGTTTTTTTTCCTACTTTGACATTGATGAATGGTTTTTTTTCTTTTTCTAGGATAACCATCAGCTTATCTCTTAGATCTTTCAATGCCCTATCTTCAGCAGCAGTTCCCCCACCAGCACCTTTACCACCAAATTCACCTGACTTACCAAGCGCAGTGACTTTCAATTGACTGCCTTTTGTAGTCCTGAAAGATGCAGCAGATAGTCTTTCCTGGCGGCCAGTTCTCAGCAGCTCATGTAAACCTAGAACAAACTCAGCACTCTTGTCTGCATCTATTTTAATTGTGGTTCCGTCCTTCAAATAGAAATCTTCATTTTTTTCTATTTTCTCAAGCATCGTCTGAGCACGTGTTGGTCTATCTCTCAGATTGGAGGCTGACAGTCCGGTATACATTGGTAACCTCTGAATAAATGAAAATGGTAGGGTATCCCATATTTATAAAGAAACTACTTTGCTTATCCTCATCGATTGTACGTCCTGTCCATACCCAACGTACACATCCACATCTTTGATTCCAGATATATCAACGAATCGAATTATCTTAATATAGTTGTCACTGTCTAGTACATAGTCGTCAACAGCTGGAATGAGACCACCATCTTCCATAGGCTTCCATACATCAGGCATACGATATTCGGGAATGCTATCGTCCAAACTTTCAACTGGCTGCTTAACATAAACGTCTCCGTTAGCGTTCATTGCTGCTATCCATACCTTGACTGTAGAACCTATCTCATCTTTCTCTGGTATTAATCTAGCATCGATGCCCCACTTGCTTATAGACTCTAGTCTCACGCCTGCAGGCTCTGGCACTTCCATATCTTTGAAACTTCTTATAACCCAAGCCTCAAACCACGGATGGCCGACAATGCTATATGGTAAACCACAATAGCCACCATCTCCGTATCCAGTACCCCAGCTATTCTGAACAATGAACCTTTTGAACTGATCATCGTATCCGACAATGAGCATGAAGTGACCACCTATGCCCTTGCTTCCAATAAAATCGCGAGGATATGAATGTAGTTGCCAAGGACCAACTAGGTCTGAGAGATCTGACATTACTTGGCAAGCCATTCCTACTGGCAGACCCTCATGCAGCGCTGCTTTGATTTTGTTAATTAGAAGATCAGCTTCTTCACCATAACGATTTACTTTAGGTTGCGTACCAGACAAGGTCTCGTATCGATTCACTCTGTTAGCAAAAGCTTCATTGTATGCATCGAGCGGAGGATCTATATCATCTTTTGAGAGGTCATATGGGTAATACTCTTCGGTAGGTATGCCGTACTTGTATGCTATGTGATAGGCATCTCTAGTAAACAGTCCCTCTTCGCCTAGACGACCCTCGTAGGCTTTGGTGGCGTTGTACAAGAACATACGACTGAGATCAATAGGTTTATTATTCCGATTAGCCAACAGCTCACATGAGCTTGCAACTCCATTAGCAACACAGCTACCAATTGAGCCTTGATGTTCTACTTCGAAGACGTCTGCCCTCAAATCTACTGAACTAGGTAAATCCTCTAACGCGAATGGAGAGCGATAAGGTATATCCCTCAGGTCGGGAGGAGAAGGTTGTGTGTTTGATATTACATAGTTGCTCATAGTCCGAGTATCCTTGCTACGCTGTTCTTATCTGATGCAAGACCCTTTCCAGACCGAAGATGATCTTCGACTTGTTCGAAGTAGAAAGCGGCATCTTGCTCCCCTTTATCCTCTAGCATTTCTTTTGCATACTTGAAGAAGTTTACTGTGTTCATGCTGTCACCAGCTTGCATTGAAGCTGCTTTATATTTACCTGGTCTTTGATTACTCACCTAACGCCTCCACAACGTGTTTACATTTACCTCTGAACGAGAATCCTGTACAGGTACAAGAGCGCTTGTCCGGGTTGATATGATATACTTGACCTTTGGATCCTTGTACTTCTATAAGTGCTGAATCTACCTTAACGTCAAACGGATTAACGTCCAGCTGCTTGAACTTACGATAGGCTTTGCTGAACCTCATTGGTTTGGTAAAGTAGTGAGGTTCCCCACTGCCATTTATATAAGCATGAACCATATCCCCATCTAAGAGATAGATGAAGTTTGGTTGAAAGTCCAAATCCCACTCTGTTATCTCTTGAAGTGCTATCATTTTTCCCCTACTAGGCCATCATATATGCCATTGTTGTTGATGAACTGCCAACCGACTTGCTTGTCAACCAGGAAGCGTAATAGTCGACCATCCTGATCCAGAGTAATGACATCCTCGGATTCATTGGAGAAAGTAGATATATCACAACGTACCAACGCCTTCTTCATAGCTTCGTCATCGACTGTCTCGTCAAAACTATAAACAACGCTCTTCACCGGCTGCACACTTCTTACTATAACATTAATCATGCGGATACGACTCCTCTTCGTTAATCTCATCAAACATATGTTCGTAACGCTCACCCCACTTGTCTACGAACTCCTCGTAACTGAGATTGTGTAATGCATCCTCAGTCATTTCGATATGCTCATCACTCATTCTTCCCATTACACTTTCCCCTTGTAGCCAAGTTCTCTCATTGCAGAAACAGGATTCGTTTCTTCGGCGAGTTTCAAATATGTCTCTACACCAACATTCTTTGTCAAGAAATTTACCCAAGCCTTCCAAGGCTTGTAAGGACCATACTTGAATCGAGCAACGAATGCAGGCTTCTGCTTACCAACCCACGATGGGTGACAGTTAGGACGAACTTCATCCATTGTCTTAGAGCCCTTGTAAGGACCCTCGTACATCAGATACATGCCGTCGAAAGCGAAGTCTTCTTTGATAAATGATGTCATGCATATCTCCAGTTATTCGTTCAGTATGGTTATTATAGCAATACTGAACCAGAAGGTCAACGCAGAGAATCAAGGGGTTACAGAAAAATCGTAAGCCCTTGATTAGGTAGGAAATTAATATTTAGATAAATCAGCTAGTTAGAATAATTCGCTGTAATCTTTCTTGTTGGATGCAGATCGTCCACGGTCAAACACGGGAATGTTGTCGTCATGTTGAGGTTCCTGCATTATACCGTCTTGTGCAGATTGCTCGACATCATATAGTCTCATTCGTGATCTATCAATACCAACCACAAATCTCTTATTCATCGTCGGATCATTATACCTATTCTTCAGCTGCTTGACCATTACTTGGTTCAATGCTTGCAACTCGTCGGTACTTATGATTGCCAGCATGAAGTCAGCTGTTGCAGGTAGACCAAATGATTCTGATGTGTCAGTAAGCTCTACATCGCTATTAGAGAAACCAGATCGTGTCGTCTGCGTTGCACTAAAGATAGGAACATCCTTCTCTACGGCCAGGCCTCTAAGCTCTTCGGCAATACTCTTAATTAGACTATATGTATTGATAGAGTTACCTAGTCCTTTCATCCTAGATGAAGCACATATGTTCAAATAGTCAATGTAAATGATGTCAGGGGCGAATGATTTCTTTATCTTGAGCTCGTTGATAAGATGACGGAAGTGTCCCGCATGCGCTCCAGCTGTCGGGTATTCCTTAACGATAAGTCTACCTGGTGTCTTAGCACGAATGCCTTCTATTTTCTTATTGTATGCCTCGCGAGGTAGATTGATCAGCTCGTCAAGAGGTACGTTCATTAGGTTTGCGTCAATACGTTCCGCAATCTTCTCTTCAGCCATCTCCATCGTAATGTAGAGGACATTCTTAGAGTCCATAAGATTGCTTGCTGCAAAGTGACACATTGCTAACGATTTACCAACACCAGTGCCTGCCAGGATTATGTTCAACGACTTTCGAGGAACCCCTCCCTTAGTAATAGCATTGAGATATTCGAGGTCGAAAGGTACGCGCTCTTCTACTCTATGGTAGAAGTCATATCGCTCTTCGAAGTCATTTAAGAAGTCATGACCTACTGTATTGTCAAAGCTGACAGCAAGTGCGTCTGAGAGTATAGATGGTATACCGTCCTTTGTCTTATCTTTGGTTCTTCCATCTATGATTTGAATACTTTCTAGGATAGCATTGTAGACAGCTTTCTCTTGACAAAAGGCTTCGGTCTTGTTGACTAGCCATTCGTGATCATGTTCACTATCGTACGTCTTCAGGGAAGCAAGGAGCTCCATGCCAGATTTATAATCTGACTCTACTAAAGACTGATCGTTGCCCATTTCTATAGAGATTGTATCTTGGCTTGGTATGCTCCCATATTGATCAACGTAATCGCTTATCTTGTTGAAGACAATACGCTCTGCAGCATTCTGAAAGTACTCCGGCTTGATAAACGGTATTACTTTTCTTGCGTACTGCTCGTCTTTAGTCAGACTGCTTAGTATTGTCAGTTCCATCTACTTCCTTCACCTTGTCGGTATTAACGACTATATCGTATAGAATATTGCCAATCACTTGTTCGAACTCGGCTTTTTCTGCTGCCTCATCCTCATACTTATATGTCGCTGGAGCTTCTTTAAGTTCATATGTAAATGATACTTTTATGTCCTCTTCGGATTCATCATCTATACTAACTTGACCGTACTCATATACAAAGTTCGCAAACTTACCACGGACGACTCGTATAAGAGCATTTTCATCTTTGCTCCTAAAAACAACTTCGTAGTTATTCGATGTCATTTCCATATTATAATACTTCGCCTTCTTCTCCTATGCCCCGATTGCCGTCAGCATTGAGTTGTGTTAGTTCATCTTGTATATCTCTATATGTTTCTGCTTCAGAAATAACTTCTTCCTCAAGCTCTGCACTCATCTCAGCAGCTCCATATGTGAATTCTTTTTGTGCAGCTGCGTCAATTTGATCCAGGATCTCTTTAGTGTAATACTTTTCAGGGTTATTGTTAATAGACTTACCAAATACCTTTGTGCCATCAGGCATCTCGTATCGTGTTGAGACCTTTTTAAAGATACCGTATTTCTCAGCTATTGTCAACAGGCCATAGTAACGATCGAGGCCTTTGTCGTAGGTCAGCAGTACTTCTACTTTTTTATTCTCTTTAGTAAAGCGAGACTTCATCATAGTACACTTAATGATGCTGCCTATAACCTCTGTTCCATCTTTCTCTTTCTTCTTACCTAAGAAGACAATTTGTGAGGCTGTGTACTTCAGACCTGAACCACCTGACATCTCCTTCATTGGAATATATGATCCCACCATTTCATAGACATGGTTAGTAATTAGAAGAGGAACATTGATCTTAGCTAGCTTCAGATTAAGTACACGGAACGTAGCTTTGAGGATTGCAGCCTTTGTCATATCTTTAGTCTCTGCACCCGCAGCAGTATCTTCTACTTCCTTGGTAGTAGATAGCTGACCAAGAGAGTCGAGTACCATCATCATAGGAGGACGCTTACTTTCAGCTGTCTTACTATAGTTGTCGATAATTTGCAAAGCAGTATGTCTAAACTTCTGAATAGTTTCTGGTTCAGAGATGATAACCCGCTTAATATCAATACCCCTTGACTCCATCATAGTCTTAGTAACAGCAGCCTCAGTATCAAAATAGAAAACTGCAGCATCAGGATGATCGTCAAGAAAGCGCTTAACCACTCCCATCGCGAAGAAGGTCTTACCA